TGTAGAAGCACTTGATGATGCACTAGAAGCACTATTAGATGCATTAGTTTCTGAAGTAGCACTTGCTGTAGCTGAGTCAGCTGAAGCTGTAGCACTTGTTGCACTTGCTGTAGCTGAGTTAGCAGAAGCTGTAGCGCTCGTAGCTGATGCTGTAGCAGAGTTAGCTGAAGCTGTAGCACTGTTAGAGGCATTAGTTGCACTCGTAGATGCTTCACTTGCTTTAGTCGTAGCATTGACTGAATCTGTATTAACCTGTGTAGCAGTTGAGTTAGCTTCTCCTGCCCATGTGTTAATAGAAGGTACAAGCTGTTGGATATGCAAAAAGGCCGCATCTGCGTTTGTACTAAATGCCTCTTGGGTTTGTGTCTTGATATCTGGCAAGTCACTTGTGTTTGCAGGTATTGTTTCATTAATAGCCATTGCTATAATTCCTCTAATTCAAGATTAAGTGTGGCGTAAGATGGGTGTTCCTCTCTAAATACAGCAGTGTTGTAGAACCCATATATCTGAGTCTGCTCTTTTTCTGTTGATGCAACCCATACAATAGGTTTTGCTCTATACTTGGCTAAGATTTTTCTAATGTAGTTCACACGTCCTGTGTCAACAACAACCTGACAACCAAGTTTACCTCTAAATTCACGCTCAACAATTGTTCTGTTACCGAATTCATCAACACTTTTGTATGAGTAATCTTTTATCTCAGAAGTAAATCCATATAGTGAATCTCCTACATCAACACTTCTGCCATAGACTAAAGAGCCAATTGCGAGATTATCACCTCCGTGAAGTCTCATTCGCCCTACTCCACCTGTGAATATAGGAATGCCGAACTGAACTTCGTTGTCTTTCTGCTTAACCTCATACAAAAGATACTCAGCCCATGATGTTGTGCCGTAATCTCTCAAATCAACTGAAATAGATAACTTTGGAGTGTCAATAGTCCAATCTTGATTTGATTCCCATATATCGAAATCGACAGAAGTGGCATTGATATTAATTAATGCAAATGAGTCAACAATGTTTGAAAACTCAACAACATATTCAATTAATGTTGGTTTTTTTGTTTGAGAACTGTTCTTATCATCAAACAGAGACCAGTAATTACTTGTGCCAATTGGCAACCACGATAATGGTGTTGTTTCTGGGTCGTTACCAGTGTTTGAATTATCAAGCGACTCATACACGACATCACCGCAAGTATCACTCACAGTAACGACTGTATCGCCTTTTGAATAAGTAACGCCAATGTCCCACTGGGGAACATCTTGTGTTACGTTAGATTGGAGTATGTTTCCGCAAGCGGTATCAATCGGTCTGATTATTTTCATTTATGAACCTTAAACCTAACACCTTGCTTATAGAACAGCGTCTTAAACCCACCTATAAAAGCAGGATTGTATTCTCCAACAGAGTATGAAACCCCGTTGTATGAGTAGCTAATCTTAGCTCCGAATTCCCATGCTTCAAGCAGTTCTGATACTTTCATTTGATTAAACCCTGACGTCTGGCATACCAATTATATCAAACTTTTCAAGCACTTCTAATGAATTCTTCGTGTTAGCTATTAACTGTGTGTTTGAACTTTTTATTTCATCACGCAAAAGCTTAATTTCATTTGCCATTGCTCCCATTTTTAGGTAATCAACTTGGTTAGCAGGTAATACCATTTCTCCACGGTGTAACTCTGCTCTATACCCATCGAACGGAACGCTCATAAGTCCATTTGCGTGTGAACCATCTGTACTGTTTACCGAAGATGTAAAACCTATAAACGTGGAGTTTGTATCGCTCTGCTGAGTTGTTGGCTCAACAAAAAGACTCGTCATACTGAGTATTGCATCTGTAAGAGATATTACAGAATCATTCAAGTCAATAAGCCCTGCTACTTGCAACTCATTTTTTTCATATACAGCGTTAAGTGCATCTAACTGCTCAATAGCTTTAGCTTCAAGCGGATTTAACCCCTTCTCAGCATTAAGTGTAGCCGCTTCAAGAGCAGTAAGAGTACCGTTGTTATCTACATCTACTGCGTTAAAGATTTCTCTTAGTATTTCTTCATCACTAATACCTTCATAGACAGACACGAACTCTTCTAGCGTGATACTTTGTCCTGTAACATCAATTAATGACGCTAATGACGATGCTAGCTCTGCTGTTTGTTCTGCAATAGACTCATTAAACGAATCTGCTAGAAATTTCTCTGAAGTCAGTTCATCCCCAAGATTAAGCAGTTCTTTAGCCACACCCATCTTGATTCTGTTGTAATCGACTAATGAACTAGCTTGAATACGTGCTTGGTCTAAGTGTGTGCTTGCTGACTGAGTAATTGAGCTTAAAGCTTCTCTATCACCACTCTTTGCTAAATCAAGCTGTTGTGCATAACCAACCGAAGCTGTCATTCCTGTGAACAACAATCCTTGAACGAATGTTTTAATCGTACTAAATACACCGCTTAAATAAGAGTTAGCTTCTTCAAGACCTTTATTGTATTCACCTTGCACATCAATAACGTCTTCAAGCACCCATAGGTTGGCTAAATGAGACTGTAACAATGGGTCTGTTGCGTCCATCGTCTCTTTCCGTTGGTGTGCTAACTTTGCTTCTGCACCTGCTAACGCTAAAAGTCCTTCAAGAATGTTGTTATATCCATCTGTAAAGTTATCAAATGAATTTTTAAGCTGTTTCTCAAAGGTTGAATAGAAATCGTCTGCTGATTTTGAAAGAGCAGTAAGTGTTACGTATGCTTCACGTCCTGAATCAGTAGTAAGGTCTAACGCCTCAATTAACTCTCTATAACCATCTCTGGTAGCAGGAAGTACAATATTTATTGACTCAAGGATTTCAGATAGCTTCTTATGATTAAGAGCTTGTTTCTCGCTGTCACTAAAGAATAACTCAAGAAAATCATTAGTTGTGTCAACAAATGACTCTACACCTCCTGCTAATTCAATAATAGACTGTGTTGCGTGAATAACGTCTGATGCTATCTTCTGACCGATTGAACTTAGCGTACCCTCTACTATTCCTTTTTCGACAGCAAGCCTAGAGACTGTATCAAACGCACTTTCGTCAAGCTTACCGTAAAGACGTACAAGGTCATCGAATATTGAGTATGCAAGTTTGTCAGCCTGACCACTGATAGCATTAGTTAATGCCTCTTGAATATCGGCTGATGATTTTCCACTTGTTGATATTTTGCCGATTGACACAACAAAAGAATCAACTTGACCTTGTACGTCTCTATCAAGAATATCACCAAATTCAATCATTCCATTTCTTAGGTTGTCGAACACCTTGTTCAACATATCCTCAGATTGACCACTTATCTGTGAATAATAATCTCTGTAAGAAATCTTTGTTTTTCTGAACCAACCTCCATCTTTTGCTTTCCTAACGGTTCTGTATGACTTTAAATCAGCATCACCGCCTAACGAGAAGCTACCAAGAGAAAGTCCATAGTCTGATGTTGATTTCTTCGTTGACCCGAACAGACCAGTTGATAAAAATTCAGCCGCACCGCCCAATATTCCGTTCATGGTGTCGAATATCCCACCGATTATTGGAATGTTTGACACAAAGTCTGCAACAGGGTTGTTAAGTGCGAAATCAATAAAGTCTTTTCCTGCATAGCTGTAAGAGCTAGTACCGCCTTTACCTAATCCAGATAAATCTCCAGTTGCATACAATGACGACATAACACCAGTTAGACTGTTGTTAAGTTCCTTCATTTCAGAATAGATGCCACGTAACTCAGAATATTGGTCTGCTTCAAGGTCTATCATCATGTCAAACGCATTAACAATTGATGAACTTGCTTCATCAGAGCCTAGTCTTGAACCATCTGGCTCTGGTAAGGATTCAACACTAGGTTGTACGCTACCGCTTACAGATATTGACGCACCGATATTTGATAACAATGAACCCATTGTTGCCGCCATTAATGCAACTCTAGCCCATGCCGTGTATGGGTCGCCCTTACCTTGCTCTGCAACCGCTGTTACCGCACTTGCAATTGCTAACTGCATTTCACCTGCTAATTCAATAGCCTGCATAGCCATACTTGCAGTGTGAGCCGCTTTTTGAGCCGCTGAGCCTTCCTCAAACATTCCTGCCATTGCCGAAGCCATGTTTGAATACCCTCGGAGCGTTGTATTTTCTTTTTGCTTCTCTAATGCAAGATATTCTTCTGTATGCTGTTGGTTAGTTTCAGCTAACGCCTGCATCTTTTCGTCAATATCATCGTATGACTTATGCATATCATCGAAGGCATTAAGAGCTTCACCCATAGCACTAGCAACAGAATCTCCTAAGTCATCCCATACATTGCCGAAATCAGCTACAAGCTCTTTTGCTGATTCTAGTGCATCAAGTTGCTTTTCTCCAAAAAGCTCTAATTCCTTCTTCTCGTCACTTTCTTCTTTCGCAAATTCCTCATGGAACTCACGTAAAGAATCAGTCCATGCGTCTTGCTGTTCTTTTGAATACTCTAGTGCGTCCTTGTGTTCAAGAATCTTTCTGGTCTTTTCACCAATAGCGTTTGCTTGTTCTGCTGTTGCACCGCCCTGTATAGCATTGAACTTAGCAGTAGCAACAGCGGCATCAATTACAGATACAGACAAATTATCGTATTGAAGCTCAAGTCTTGCCATTGCTCCGCTGTAATCGAACGATTTAGCTGTACGTTTATTCTTCTCTTCCTGTTTCTTTTGTAACTCGAAATTCTCCATGTGCATTGCTAGGAGTTTTTTCTTCAAGTCTAGGTCAATATCCATTGCCCAGATACGCATAGAAGCTAGTGTTTTCTCTGCACTAACTTGGTCTTGTGTAAGCTTGATTTTCTTCTTAATTAATTCAAGAGCGGATTCATTATAAGACTGCAATGATTCAGCGTTACGCTTCTCAAGAGCCATTCTTGCAGTTTCTTCCGCTTTTGCAGTCTCGTTCCACTGTGCTAATGTAGCTTGCCAGTTTTCTTCGAGTTGCATTTCTTCCTGTCTTTGAGCAATAGACATGCGAATATCTGCAATCTGTTTGCGTATCAGTGATTCATCTTTCTTGGCGTTACGACCTTTTAGCGAAGCAATCTTAGCTAACTTATCCTCAAGAACAATAAGTGTGTCGATATAACCTTTTAGTTCATCATCACCCAAATCGTCATCGCCAATAAACGTTCCGTTACGCTCGTACAGCTTTATAAGAATATCATCAAGCGTATGGGCTTTATCCTCGACCGTTTCCATTGCCGCATAAGCGTATGTTGCGGCTGTTGCCAATCCTATAAATACTAATGCCACAGGGTTTTTTGCAAGTGCTAGTAATGAAGCAGTAAGACCTTTAATAATATGGTCTAGCTTTTTTCCTTCTGCCGCAGATGCGACAAAACCCATTGCCATATCTTCCATTGCTGACATAGTGCCTTTTGAATTCTTTTTAAGCTTTGTCATAGCTTTAACGATAGAGTAAACACCTAGCCCACCTGCGGCAACCTTCGCAAACTCATTCATAAACTCAAGAATATCTCTTAGATTTTCACCTAGTTTGTGAATTCCTCTAGCAAGTGCTTGAGTTGATGTTAGTGCTTTACCATTAGCATCTTCAAGCCCTAAGATACTACTAATAACCTCACCAAGCTGTTTATCAAGTTCGCCCATAGCTACCATTGAGTTAGTAGAGAAGGTCTGCATGGACTGTGATACTGTCATAGTCTTTTTAGCAAACTTCTCGTCAATCTCAACACCCATCTTTTGAAGTGCTGTGATAACCTTTTCAGATGTCAACTCACCTGCTTGAGCCATTTCACGTAGAGAGCCGATTGGTACATTAAGACCATCTGCTAACATCATAGCTACGCCACGACCGTTTTCCATGATTGAGTTGAATTCCTCACCACGTAGCAATCCACTACCCATTGCCTGTACAAATTGGATTGTGGTAGCTTGAGCTTCTTTCATGGTTGGATTTGTTAGGGATAAAGCTTTCTGGTATGTAGAGATAAACTTAGTGTTATCCTCTGTTGTCATACCTAGCTTTTTAAAGATAGCGTCTGTCGCAGTAAATAACTTGGCGTTAGACTGTAAATCAGAATATGTAGCCAGTGAAACTTGACGCAATAACTCGAAGTTACCAGTTAGTTGTTTGGTTGTTGTTGATACAAGCTTTAACTGGTTTTCAAGAGCCGTAAATGCATCTGCTGTCTTAATGACATGATGAGCCGCTAAAGCCGCTAATGCTGTCGCTGTATACGTTGAAAAATACCAAACGCTCTACCTGCAAACATAACAGTAGTTGTAAGAACACCGAGAGACTTGTTGGTGTTCATAGCCTGTGAGTGCATATTTATATTGGCTTTCGATGCTCCCCAAATTGACTTAGAGTAGCTATCTGTTGCTGTCTTGGCTTTCTTAGTAGACGTAGTTGACTTGTCAATAGAAACGACAGATTTTTTACTTTCTTTTTCTAAGGTATTTAGTCGCTTATTTAGTAATGCAAGAGATTTCTCAAGACTAACAGTGGACTTAGAAAGAGAAGATACTGTTTTAGCTGTTTTATCCAAATCTTTATTGTCAAACTTCATCGCTCTGCTAATAGCAATAAGTTGTTTTTCAAGCCTAACACCTGACTCATTCAAGCTATCTAGCTTTTTAAGTCCTGCATCAAGTCCTTTGGATTTTACTTCTAAAGATAGGGAAGCGACATTACTCATAATTTTGACCTCACGTTTGGCATGAGGTCATTATACTAACTTTTGTACGAAGGATGGTTAGAAAACAACAGGTTACGACTAACTGTTGAATTAACATAAGGGGAAGGCGTTGTAGGCTCTTTAGACTCATGCAATTGATTTACATAAGCACTTGATAAATCTTTTATTATCTCCACTTCTAACGGAATAAGGTCAAGACCTGTTAATGAGCAATAGGCATGGATATCAACCCATTCTACTGATACAGCTCCCATTCCTCCTGACTTAGCTAAGCCTATACGTGAAGCAATGGAAACAATATACTCTAATCTACCAACAGGCGGGAGAGGTAACTCCTCTCCACTTGCTAGTATAACACTAGCCCTAGAACCTTGTTTTTCACCTCTATTAGCGTGAAGATGCCCTAACTGTCTAACATACAGTAGGGCGGCTTCTAGTTTTTTGGTGCAAAAGCCTCAAGCCCTGCTGAAACTTCCATGATTTGCTCTGAAATAAAATCAACATCCTCAAGCATTTCAGCAATTTCTTCAATTGATGACTTAGACGTAACCTTCTTATTATCTTCACCGTATTCAATCACACCCTCGATAGAATCAATTAGTAAAGCCATGAATTCAAAAGTAGTAGGGTTGCCTTCATTTTCACGTTTAAATTCAACTACACGGTTAGCTGACTCAACTGACTTAGCGTTCCAGACATTGAACGCAATTTCAACACCTTTATCATCAAGTAAAACCTCCTCAGTATACGGGTTCTTAATAACAACACGTGCTGTTTTAGAAAGGTTGTTTTTGTATGATAGTTTTGACAAGTTCATCTAATATTACCT